GAGCAATTGATTTTGACGGCATAGTGAAAACACTTAATGATCCGGCTACTATAGAGAAAGTATTGTACATAAGAGAGAATTCTCTTATGGGAGTGTCTAAGATCGGATCCAATAACACTATGCGGTTAAAACCCCAAGTGGCTGGTATTAGACTCTATAAACAGTTGTTAAGTGAGCAAGTGCGTGGTACTATTATGAGGTTTTCTAAGAAGTTTGATGAAATTTTGAAGAAATTTGATCATAGAATATATAGTACAAAAGGTGGTGAGATTATGATCTTATTGACACTTGATGGTATAATGAGTGATTTATATGGTATTATGGAGCATTTTTCTAACAATGACTGGTACCTTAGTAGGACAGATTTAGGGCCTTTGTTAAGTAATAGGCAAAAAGAAATTTGTGTGCAAGTTGACAAGAGTGATATAAATGCCACATTGGATAGTTATGCGGCGCTTGAATTGGTACAAGCGAAAGAATTAGAGTGGCAATCCTTTAATACGTTTGTGGCAGGGCACAAAGTGTATTGTAGCAGAAATTCTGTTATAAGCACTGATGTGTTTACTGCTGGCGACGCCGATTCTAATGATATGGGCGCAGCATCGAAATATAGGTATGAGGAGTATATGGCCAATGTAAAGTACGTTACTGATGTTATAAACTCTAGCCAAGGCGTGGTAGGGAAAGTTATTAAAGTTAATTTGTGCAATGATTTACCTGATTTGGTAGTAAGCCCTCGCATCGTGTCTAGGGGACACAATTTAATTGTGCAGAAATTAATAAATGATTATTGTGTACAGCTAGCTATTACCACTCATTTAATAATACTACGGTGCTTAAACTTTGAATTGAATAAAAATTCTGATGACGAGAAGTTATACCGTGGATTAGAAAATCCATCACCTTATTGTATAGATATGAAGTATAAGAGTTTTTTAAGAACTGTTAGATTGGTTAGAGGTACAAGAGATGTTAGTAGGCTGACGCGTGATATGCTTACCACTAAGGATTTCACTACTTTCCATTCGATTATGCAGATGGCTGGTATAACGCGGCGTATTAATGAATGGTATGCGGTGGACCCTGAGTCCATAGTGTTTGTTCAGGGCGTGGCAGGCTGCGGAAAAACTACCTTTATAAAAAGTTTGTATCAAAGGTCTAATTGCAATAAACTTGTTATGACTGCTACTAGAGAGTCGGCAGATGAGTTGAAAATGTGTAATGCAATAACGGCTACGTCGTTTTTGCAGAATTATGAGTGTGCAAACGTTGATTTATTAATTATCGACGAGGCCGTTATGCTACACGAAGGTCTGTTATTATTAATCATAGCTTATGTAGGACCTAAAAGGACTGTCTTGCTAGGTGATAAATACCAGCTGAGATTTGTCCATGGGACAACTCTCAAGAAACCTATTAACGCGACATTATTTTCATTGCCACTCAGCGAATTGAATTTGAGGCATACATTTAGGATGCCTCAGGACATAACATCGTTGTTAACAAGTATTTATGGTATGATAACTACATCCAATAAAGTTAAAAACAGTGTTACTGTTATGATTAAAAGTAATCCAGTATCATCAATTTACGATATAGTAGCTAATTATGATAAATCTGCAACATTGTTAACTTGTTTTACACAAGCTACAAAATTGACATTATCACAAGTGTTCGGTGGTAAGTTTAAAGTACTCACAGTTCACGAAGCTCAAGGGAAAACTTTCACTAACGTTGTATTAGTGAGAGATAGTCACCATTCGGTACCGCTGTTTGAGCCTGATAAACGCGGGCTAAACCCTTGGATGCTGGTGGCAGTATCACGTCATACAAAGAGGTTTACATATTTGACTGTTACTGCGGATTATTTATATAATTCCTTATCCAATATTAAAGGAGTTAATTGTTATAAAGAAGATCCGGATAATATGGTATTTAATAAGCTGATGACAGCACTACCTAAAAAATCTGACAAGTTATTAATTACTCCAATTATGACTTATTTCAATGAATTTTCTAAGCGTAATGATAAGGTTTATCAAAATACAAAATTAGATTTTGAAAATTTTGGAAGAGATTTTCACGGTTGTGATGACCATTATAGGTTGTGCCCTAAGAATATGATGGAATGCGTGAAACGAGACGTAGATATATTTTTCGGAGCGAGTCCGGAACTTCCGGACACTGTTACTAATCAAATAGGTTGCCTTGGATTTCGTTCGTTTAGGAAGTATCGTTGGATAGATGCACGTTTGAAGTTAGATGTCGTTGCCCCTACGAAACTAGACTATAAAAATGTCAGGCGTGTTGAAGTTGATACTAATATTATTATACCTCGTATGGTTATGTATGACAAGCATGTCCACAGTGGTTTTCCGCCTTCAATTGGATATAGGAATTATCATGGTACTACTGATTGTTGGTACATTGCTTTGAGACCATTGATGGAGTTGTTTTATGTGGATTACAATGATGCATGTAAAAAGTTGGGCATACCGCCTACCGGTGTTATAGTTATGTTCATATCTGTACTCAAAAGGTTTTCATTCCTTAACGGTTTTACACTCCATAGTGACTTAAAAGTGAGATCAAACTCACTTTTTATAACTACATCGGATTTCGAGTTTGCCGATGAATTTTTGGTAAAATTGGAATTAAGTATAAGAGATGGGCACGTAGCGCAGGCTAGTGGCGAAACCAGGAATTGCGTCGTGGCATATAATACTATTAATGTCAATAAATCATTGTCTGATAGAAGTTCGGAGGTCGTTATTGACGTTACTAATTTAGAGGACGCTACTAAAGGTATGTTAAAGAATCCTCTGCGGCCAACGGATGATGCTAATACATCCATCATAAGGAGAGCCTTGAATAAGATATGTTCTGGGTTTTATGCTAGTGAGCTGTGTCTGAGTAACCCTTATGCTACTGTGACGGAAGACGTCAATTATTATGGAATTTATAACATAAAGGTGGACTCTATTGATGCGACAATAATTTCTAATGTCTATCGAGCCACTTTCAAACACATTTATAGGGAGTCTGACAAGTACCCTAGATATGTCGTTGATTCTTGGTTTCCTAAGACCATAGCCGCTGAAGGTGTAATATATAATGAAGCCGAGTTAATGGCACCCAGGAATGATTATGATATAAAAGTAACGCCTAAAGTGCAAACTTGCTATTATGGGCATTTACCTAATAATGCTGCTACATTGCTTAATGCTATATCAAAAAGAAATTTGTATGTGCCCAAAACTCAAGGTGTAGTTGAAGCTCAAATTTTTGCAAAGAAATATATCCAAGAATTCATTGATGAATGCTGTCATTCCGATACAAACTTCAAAGAATTTATGGCTAAACCTATCGTTGTTAGTGATTCAATGAGAAACGATTGGTTGAAGACTTTGACTGGTGCAAAAATTAAGGCTTTAATGGCAATAAATTATGATGTTCATGAAGTAATTCTTAACAAGTATGAGATGCATTTAAAGCGAGAAGCTAAAGCATCAGGTACAGATAAGTATGACGATGATATACCCAAAGGGCAAGTAATAGCTGCGATTGATAAATTACTCAATTGTTATTTTTCACCACTTTTTAGAGTAATGTTTACTAGAGTGTTGTCTACCTTAAAACCAAATATAATAATTGGTTGTAGGAAAAGTTATGACGATTATAATAAGTTAGTTAATGCTAAGTTAAATCCGGATACTGTCTATAATTTTTATGAGCTTGACATAAGCTCTTATGATAAGTCGATAAATGCCTCGACATTTTGCATTTTTGAAGGATTAATGCGATTGTACGGGGTGTCCGACGAGGATGTAGAGTTATGGCGGGATATCCACACATATTCTATTGCATCATCTAGAACAGGTATAAAATTCGGTAGATTTTACCAGACTTTATCGGGAGATTCTGCCACAGCCCTTAGTAATACATTAATTAATATTATAGTTAATGTTGATATGATTAAGCGATCTAAGTTATCTATGTTATTTGGAGATGATTCACTCTTTGTGACGACTGATAAATTACCGGATGAATTTGTGAATACTATATCAGAAAATAAAGCTATAGAGTTTAATTTAGAATCAAAACTAGCCCATCATGTCGATTTTGGGTATTTCTGTGGTATGTACTTGGTGAGGGGTCATAGTTGGCGATTCATGCCAGATCTTATTAAGAGAATTGAAAAATTAGGTAACACTTGTTTACCAAAGAATGTTGATTTAGATGCTATGGCGCAATCAGCCGCTGATTTGTTCAAACATTATGACTCATACGAGTACAATTTATTGTTATCGGACGTGCTCAATGTGGTTTATAATAATGATATAGATTATGAACCGGCTATGTATGAGTTGTCTAAAATAGTTT